GATCCTGTGAGGGAGGGTCTTGTGCAGGCGGATCATCAGCAACAGGATCACTAGCAGGGGGATCATCGCTTACCTGAGAATCAAGCCCTCCATCACTATCAGGTATAGTAAAGTCTGGATTTACCCCAGTATTTCTTGGTGGCTTGACCGTAGGCGACACAACAGCCACTTCCGCATCGCCAGAATCATCACCATCATCGTCATCTTGGTTTAAAACGCTAACTGCATTGCCAAGCATCCCTGTGACTGTGCTAAAAACATTGCTAGTGGGACTTTCATCGGATGCAGTGCTAACAGAGCCAATTTCATCGCCAGTAGATACTACGGTTCCTGTTTGCTTATCAGGGTCATACCCCTCATAGGGGTCTTGATCCATATAGTCTGGATTCCAAGTTTGCCCTGTATAATCTTCCCATTCTTTTATAAGACCAGCCTGAGTATCTGAATTTTCCTCAAGAATAATTGCTTCATGGATTTGACGAGCAACAATTGATTCGTCCCCCTCCCCATAAGTGTACGTCTGAGAAGGCTCGGAAGCCGACATATCAGTCGAGCCAGCGTCAACCTCAGCATCATTTGAAGCAGTATCTGAAGCCGCTGTAGAAGAATCTACTGAAGCGTCTGCAGTATTTGAAACCGCTGTAGAAGAATCTACTGAAGCGTCTGCAGGATTCACCGCAGAAGCACTTGCAGAATCCGCTGAAGAACTGCCACCACCATCTTCGCTATCATCTGGATCTATCTTGGTAATCTCTGGCGGGGTGATAGTTAAGTCGCCGACATCACCAACATCGGCAACATCTTGCCCGCTAAGCGTACCTTCGCCATAGTCAACAGATACACCGCCAACCTCACCACCAGACATATCAATGTAATCGCGTACTGCGCTAATAACGTCAGCCGCGTTAATTCCCTGCTCACCGATTTCAGCTACTTGAGTAGCAGCATCAAACGCCCCAGCAGTCATAGATAATGCGCCTGATTCCTGCAAGGTAGATGTCACCGTGTTACCAACAATGCTGGACGCACCAGCCATTAGGGCATCAGAAATGCTTACCTCGCCAGTTGCGGCAAGTTGAATAGCCGCATTGGTAATAGATTGCGCTGTAGCACTAGCGACCGCACCGCTAAACCCCGCAGACTGCAAGCCTGCCGCCAATGGCCCAGCCAAAGCCGCGCCAGCTACACCGACGATCAAAGCCGGCAAGGCCGTATCAATAAAACCACCGCGTGGGTTTTCGTACGTCCTTACAAAAGATGAGCCATTGAATCGGAAAACATCGCCATCATCGTTATATGACTTACCATCTGCCGCACCACCTGTGTACTTCTGATACAAGGCGTTAAAGATTTCTGAATTGCTTGAATACCCTGCCTGACCACTTGCAACCATGTAGTCATCAATGTTTTCTCTAAAGTTGGCATCTTCTGGGTCTAGCTCGAATGCCAAACCAGATTGATTTGCTACATCAATTACTGTGTCTTGAGATGCCCACCATGATGACTTTAGTTCGCCAGCATCAATTAAGTCCTGACGCTCATCCATGTAGGCCATATAGTTATCAAAAGACCCAAATGCACCTTGAAGCTGACTATTTTTGCCATCGTTAAATTCAGCTTCCAATTGATCCCTGGTTAACTGCTCAGTATTAGTTCCCCAGAAAAACCGATCTTCAAAGCCGGCAGCAGACTCATTAGATGTGGCGTAGTCATATAACCGCTCACCAAGATCATCACCTTGTTCTATCTCTTGAACAGGCGCTACGTTTGCAGAAGGCAAGTCTTGAGTGGTATCCGTAAAGATGCTTATAGAATCAAGCATATTGCCAAATCTTTGCTGAGCAATAGACATTATTCTTTCTTCCCTAAAAACAAGCCGTATGCGCCTGTCAAAGCGCCGGTCATTACAGATACCAACCCTGCCTGCTCTAAGCTAGGCTCAGGCAAAGACATAAACCACTCAACTACGCGATAGGTCATTATCAACATCGTCAGCATTAGCAAACGAGGAATAATGCGCCATGCGTTTAGCTGGTCAGGAGTCATTTCGCCCTCAGCTTCATCAGTTTGTCAGCGCCACGGATTCCAAATGACGCAGATACTGCAAGAAAGAGTAGATACTGATACCAGTCAGGCAGAGTAGATAAAACGTCAAAGCTGTAACGAACACGATCAACAACACCGGCATCGTCAGCCACAACAGAGTATCCAAGACAGAATAATGGGACTGCGAGTACAACCGTCCAAAACTCGTCTTTCCACGAGTTAGCAGACGCTTCAGCCATTTTTTCTTCCCAAGTGGCTGTATTGCTAATGACCTGCATCTTTGCCTGATGCTTGGCTTGCGACTGCTCATGGCGATTATTCATCCATGTCTTGGCAAGTCCTGCTACCGGGCCTAACAGTGCTTGTAGCATTAGTCATCATCCTTAACAAATCGGCCTTTGGCATCACGCCTGCGCTTACGGCCTGTAAGCTCTTGAACCGTATCGGTTTCCCATATCCGTATACCAACCCAAACAATAGTAAATAGGGCTGAAAGCGGTGGAAGAATAGCTGAGATCGTGCCAAGCACAGTGGCAAAGCTGAGCATATCTACTACTTGTTTTGTTGGCTCTTCCATTTTCATCCCTTATTCATCACCGCTTTTACAATTATGCTAATTAACCAGCCTGCTACGCCTATTAATATTGCAATCCACGTTGCTTTTACTGCCGCATCCTTTGCTTCTTGCTGAGCATATACCTCACGCTGTCTTTGCTCAGTTACATCCTTAACGCATTGTCGATATTCCGCTACACCCTCATTTCCGTATGCATACTGCAGCAGCGTTATCAGATCCTTGCGCTGTTGTTCTACCCTCTTCTTTGCGGCAAACATCTGTGCCGCCTCTGCTTCTACTGACCCTGAAAAAACTAAAGTCTTAAAAGGGTTCTTTTGTTTCTGATGTCTTTGGCTGGCATACAAAACATCTGATGCATGACCCTGCCATCTAGCTACTACCTGAAACGTATCCTCTATTGACTTGCCCGCTTCGATAAATGCTCTGACCCCTGCATATGCTTTTGTTGCCGCCGCCGCCGCTGTAATTGGGTCGATCATTTGTCATAACACGCCTAATTAAATTTCAGCCGCTGGATTTTCATTTTCAATCCAGCCTCCACTTTCTTCAGACCATAAATACGCTTTGCCATCACTTGGGTAGGGTGTGGGAGGTTGCCATTCATATTCATCATCTAAAGTCCAACTAGGGTAAGGTTGCGGAAAAAGAAATACATTATTAGTTGAATCATATTTTCCGCCTATAGATGCATATCGTTTTCTAAAGTTTTTGTTATAGCTAGTTTGTACCCATGTACCGCCAAATAAATTTTGACAAAAATCTTTACCAAGTTGTTCTTGTTCAACTCCATCAGCGTCCAGCAAATCGTCGTTACCCACAACTATGACTTCAAGCACAGTTCCATCATCTGAAATTTTTGCAAAGTGAGCCATTTGTCACCTTAAAAAGTTATTGATCCAGAACTAATAAACTGATAACTGTATACACCACCGCCCTCAGCAGTTTCGGTAGGCGATCCTGTAGTGGCGGTAGCTTGCTTGGGTGCATAAATCTTTATTTGACCTCCTGAGCCTTGTCCACCTGCAAAGGAGTTAGACGCCTCAGTTCTTGTGCCGCCACCGCCACCGCTACCGCGATATAATGTTGCATCGCCTGCATTACTGTTATAACCACCACCCCCGCCAACACTAGAGCCACCAGCGCCTCCGGTGCCAAAATAGCCACCAGCACTTGTATAGTACAAGCCGCCGCCGCCACCGCCACCGGCAACAGTAGCACCTAACTCACCAGAGCCCAGTCCCGCTCCTCCAGCACCACCGTAATACCAAAAATTAGGGGTGCCGGAAGATACAGCATAGCCATCGGAGCCAGCGCCTCCCTTGCCACCACCACCGCCGGGGCCAGAAGTTGAGTTAACCGAGGCTCCACCGTCATTACCTTGGCCTGATGTGCCGCTACCGCCTAGATAAGCATAAGGACCACCACCACCGCCGCCACTTCCACCATCAACGCCAGCGGACAAGCCACGCGCGCCGCCCCCGCCACCTGTCGCGGTTATGGTAGTAATGTCAGAGCCAGAAAATGTAGTGTTGCCACCGCTACTACCAGTTGTGCTTTGAGCGCCAGCCGCTCCTCCAGCACCAATACTCACGGTATATGTTGTTCCTGCAGAAACCGTAACATTAGTCTCTGTAAAGAAACCGCCTGCACCGCCTCCTCCAGACCCAGTGTAACCGCCTGCTGAAGTAGCACCGCCACCGCCACCGCCTCCTGCAAGCATCACAACCTTGCTTAGTATTATCGGGCCTGCGCCACCACCGGGATTAAAACCCTTTACAGACCCCGCACCAATTGTAGATAGTAAAGGCATTATGCAAACTGCGTTTGGCTGGCTAAAACAGTAAACGTAGCGTCTGCTGTCTTAATAATTGTAAACACATACGAATCAATAGAGCTTGCGTTTCCTGATGATGGAGCAGATCCACCAGACCACTCAGGAGTAACTGACGAGCCATCAATTTGATAGGTATTTAGATAATACGCTGAACTGCCCTGCGTCATTAATATCGCGGCTGTCATACTTTCCCCAACTGCCATTACAGCATTTAAGGCCGTAGAGCCATCACCGCGAAAGTTGATTGTCCTGTTTGCCGTTTGGTTTGCCGTGTAAAACTCAACGGCTTGAGTCAGAAAATCGAAGTTAATCGTACCCGTTGTGCTGGTTTGGGTAGTAACCTTCTCAATCATCTCAGCAACAGATGTGGTGCCAATAAACTTAACTTTAGCGCCTGAGTCAGCCGTTACCGCCTTTGAAGCCTCAGAGGTTCCCAGCGTAGTAATATCAAGATAGTTAAGCTCGGCGGCGGTTGATGTAACCCCGTCAAGAATGTTTAGCTCAGCGGTTGTGCTGGTTACGCCATCTAAAATGTTAAGTTCAGCCGCTGTAGACGTAATAGAAGTTCCTGCAATCTGCAAAGTCGTTGCATTGACCTCGCCAGATGACCCGTAAACAACCGCCTTGCTGTTTACAATAGTTCCTGCGCTAGAGCCGTCTACCAAATTAAGCTCGGAAGCAGTGCTGGTTACACCATCCAGTATGTTTAGTTCGGCTGTAGTGCTTGTAATGCCATCAAGAACATTTAGCTCGGTAGCTGTTGCACTAACGGCTACATCTTCGTTGAGCTTAGGAGATGTAAGTCTTTTATTGGTTAACGTATCAGTCGTCGCCCTGCCTACCAGCGTGTCTGTAGAAGGGGGTAACGTCAGTGTTACGTTTCCGCTGTAATCAGCATGTGCGGCTGACTGAAGCTGAGTGTAGTGAGCGTTTGACGATTCGCAATAAAACTTAATGTTTGATGCTGTTCCGCCATTCTTTAAAACAATCTCACCAGTTTGAATATCAACATTGCCATCCAGCCTAACCAAACCAGTTCCATTTGGCGTAAGCGTGATGTTACCGTTAGATACGCTTACAATGTCCTGACCATTTACATCAAGACTGCCGCCCAGTTGAGGTGTGGTATCTTCAACAACATTGCTAATGCCAGATGATGCAGAAAGACCAGCAACCAGCGTAGATTTGGTTAACTTCTTTAGACCGCCACCTGACGTATCTACCGCAATCAAAACATCATCATCAGCAACAGTAGATATTTCAGATAAGTCGCCAACAGCGGTAGAAGCAAACCCAGTGCCATTAGCAATTAAAAGGTTTCCAGAAGTATTTGTTGCTGTCTGAAAGGTGGTGCCTTTGACCTCACCTGAAGAACCATAGATAACAGCTTTGGAATTAACAACTGTTCCAGCCGTAGAGCCATCTAGCAGGTTTATTTCGCCTGCTGTAGATGTGACGCCATCCAGAATGTTTAGCTCTGCCGTAGTAGACGTTACTCCGTCTAGTAGATTCAGTTCTGCGGCTGTAGAGGTAATTGACGATCCTGCTATTTGCAGTGTTGTGGCATTAACTTCGCCACTAGATCCATAAATTACAGACTTTGAATTAACAATTGTTCCTGCTGAAGAGCCATCAACCAGATTTAGTTCTGCTGTAGTGGACGTTACCCCATCAAGAATATTTAACTCAGCGGTGGTAGATGTCACACCGTCTAGGATGTTTAGCTCAGCGGTCGTAGACGTTACGCCGTCAAGGATATTGAGTTCTGCGGCGGTTGATGTCACGCCATCCAGAATGTTTAATTCTGCGGCTGTAGAAGTAATCGCCGTGCCATTAATGGACAGCGATGTAGGATTCGTACCAATCTCAACGACTGAGCCACTACTATTTTCTGAGTACAGTCGATTATTGGTTAGGTCTAATGCGGGTTCGCCTTGGACTAAATCACTTGCGGCAGGCGCTCCTGACCCATTCTTTAGCTTAATCGTGGTTGCCATAACCTACTCCAAGAAAAACAGACAAAAGGAAAAGGGGGCCGGAGCCCCCATTTGGATTAGGCAGATGGTACTGCCAGTACAAAGCCAGCCTCTGGGCGATACACCTGAACACCATAAAGGGTGTCTGCGGTGTACAGCGTAGAGAGGTACTCTTGCTTGTACTGAGTCTGCGAACGAACAGCCATTTGCTCAGCCATAACAACTGCTTCGCTATGGAACAACAAGGCCGCACGAGTATCTACAGACGATGCAGTGTTGTCAGCAGCCGCCTCAATGGTTCTGCAGTTAGCGGAAACGTAAACGTCTACGCCATACAGGTTACCAATCAAGCCGTTGTTGACTGTGCCGCCAGATACAAAGTCAGATGACACATACCGATCAATACCCATAATCGCATTGCGCGTTGCGGGCGGAATGATCAGGTTACGACCTTCCATTGGTACATTGTTGTCATCCATCTTCTGGATCATGTCTCGGAAGAAAGCATCCGTGAACTCGTCACCAGCTACCAGGGTGTCATCAGTGTACTGAGTGGTAGTGCCATTGTCGTTAAAGAAACAACCAGTGTGCTGGTAGTCAGTAGCGGCAGGGCTGAATACAACAGCGCCACCATCACCAAAACCAGTACCAGCCGCGTGAAGATCATTGTCAACCTGAACAGCCAGAGCATAACCAGCATCTTCAGTGTAGAACTGACGCAGAGATGACAGAGCCTGTACCTCTACGATGTCCTCAATCAGACGCGAGTATTCAAAGTGCCGGTTAATAGTAACCTGCAACTCTGACTCGGTGTTCGCAATGATTGTTACCGCAGTATCTGCCGCCTTAGCGTTGGCATCACCACGAGTGGGCTTAGGAATATGAATAACGTCACCCTTCTTGCCAGTCATC